CATTTCGAGATGGTGTTGAAGTCAATCTCATCTCCTATCGTGACTACTTCATGCGGCTTAAACTTGGCTATAAAACTGGCTAGATTCTTAACTGCGTGTCTATCGTGGAAGGGAACCTGTAGGTCGCTCACTATGACAATGCGCTTCATTAGTCCTCGTCGTCGTCCTCGTAGGGTATTCGATCCACTCGGTTAGGGATCTCAGGCAGGATCCACTCAGGGTAAGAGTCTCGATCTGTAATGATTGCTAGGCAGAGATCAACTGCGAACCCTGCCTTGCGTAGTGCGCGATACATCTCGTGCAGGCTGATAGCCCATGCGTCAAGCTGTGAGTAAGTATCGAGATCGATGACTTTCTTTCTTGCCATGTCAATAATTATCGCTCGAGAAGGATGTTGTAAATCTCATCGACACGCGAGTTGAGTCGCTTAATTTCAGACAGAAGATGCGTGATCACATAACCTGCAAGCCCACCGATGACGGCAAGGCTAGCGAAGTAAAGAGTGAAGAAGTTTTCTTGAGTCATTCTTTCCCGACTCCGAATGAGGCATCGTTAGGATTGAGCCAGCGCAGAATGACGGGTGCTACTGCTGCCGCGCCTGCCATCGCTAAGGTCTTAGGATCTGTTACGCCTGCCATGTATAGCGCGAGGGCAGCGGCCAAGAATGATCGAGCCCATGATGCTGCTAGTGATTTTGCTTGCTCCATTAGTTTCCACCTATCATCGGGATATTAAAGAATGAACTGTCTTCGTCGCCCTTAATAGTAAAACTGATATGCGCGTGATGATTATGCTTATTGATCCCATCATAAGGACGCCAAGCCCAAGCCTTTTTAGATGAGGCGATGCGGCCGTCGAAGATGATGTAACTGATTCTCTTATTGCCAGACTTTGCAGCGAGTCGAATCTGATCGACCAAGTCAGGCATGACATCGGGCTTCCGGCCTTTCCCGTTAAGGTCGCGGTCAACATCGATGGCACGAACCCATCCTTGTACATCTGGATTATGATCAGACTTGCGAGCAGCGTGTCTCGTGTCACCGATCCAGCCGTCGCTAGTTCTATCTCTATCTGGGAATGCGTCATTTATCTGCTCTCTTAATTGAATGGCAGACTTTGAGAGTCTAGGCTTCATCCAAGTAGGAGTGCTGCTTCATCGGCTGTAATACCGAGGCGCTCAAGGAGTGCAGCTTTAGCTTCTGCCTTCTCAGCAGCGATGCGATCATCTTCTGCCTTCTGGTCAGCTGCAAGTTCTGCCTGATATGCAAGTTCTGCTACTTCTGCATCTGTCAGCTCGATCTCTAAGACCTCGCCTGTAGAGCAGTTTACTTCGATTCGTGTTGGATTAGGCATTAGATACTCCATATAGGTAGGCGGTTGAATACTGGGCAAAACCTGTTGTGAAAGGTACTAGTGTGATCTGGTTGATCGCTGCGGTGTTACTCCATAGACCAGCCTCTAACTGAGTCAGAACAGAGGTAGCATTGTTTTCTGTGACTGCATCGACTGAGACTGACTTATTGGTTGAGCCTGCATAGTTGGGAATGTAAATCTCAGCATTGCCAAAAGTTGACGCCGTTGAGTTTTGACCCACGACGCGAAAGTTAATTCCAGTCGGAGTCTCTGAAAGTGATGCGGCCGCGCTTCCAGTTCCGTAAAGCAAGCGATCGCTATAGTTGGTAGTCGTTCCATTGAAGCGCAGATAAGTATCCATTGTGTCGCTGGCGTATCCAGTAGGGCCGCGTAGAGATGCCTTAAGAACTAGATCAGTATAGGTGCTAGGGATCGATGTAAAGTCAATCGTTGCTGCTCCACCTGATCCAACTGTGACGGCTGATATAAGAGTATATGTAGGCATTAGGCCGCCTTTATTCCGTAGAGAGTAAAGGTAGAACCAGTAGAGTAAAGATCAGCCCCACTTAGTTGAAACTTTATAGAAGTTATTGCAGAAGTAGAACGCCATAAAGCAGCTGCTGTTCTAGCGTTTACACCTGCTGCACCAGATCGGCTAATGACTGTCTTGTAAGTTGTGGCGTTAACATAGTTTTGAAAATTAAATATACAAGTTCCAAATTCTGCGCCAGGTACTGTTGCAAAAGTATCTAAATAAGCAACGTTTGTAGAGCGCCCAGATGAAGCAGTTGTACCATCGCCAGTCAGGTAAGTCCCTGAGTAATTTGTGGCTGTATCAGCATTTAGAATAATTTGCATCGCTCGATTACCGCCTGAGTTATTTTGTACGGATGCAATTAAAATTAAATCGGTGTAAGTAGCAGGGACACTGCTAAAGGTTACTGAGGCAGTATTGCTGCCAAGTGTGTTAGTCGCTATCTTGTCATAAGTTGATGGCATTATTACCCCTTAATTCCATAGAGTGCGAAGGATGAATAGTTACCCATATTGCCAGCAGGTAAAAAAATCCTAAGAGTGTTAATTGCGCTGCCTGAGTTCATCCATAATCCCGATGTGAGTTGAATGCGCCAATTCGTAGCAGTGCCGCTAGCGTTACCATCCTGACCTGACAATCCTCGCATTGTCTTATATTTATTTGTAGAGGCGTAATCTAATACATCGTAAACGAAAGAGAATGGATAAAGCGAGGTAGGCTGGCAAAGGCCAGAAAGCTGCATTTGAGTTGCGCTGGTAGCCGCCGCAGCAGTAGGAGTCGAGGATCCGTCGCCTTGCATTTGATGACTTGCATAATTAGAGCCTGTATCGACGGATCCGTTACCTACGCGAACGGCAACATTATCGCCCGTAACCGCGTTAAGAATAATACCGCGGATTTGTAAATGTTTATAGGTTGCAGGTATCGAGGTAAACTCAGCAAAGGCCGTGCCTGTAGTTAAAGATACAGTAGCGATAGACTCGTAAGAGTTAAGAGCAGGCGCGGCAGGATGTAGCGCCGCTATGTTATTAAGCATTACCCAATAGCCCCGACGACGTACCATGTATCCGTAGCCGTCTTAATACAGGCTGCGCTCTTATATTGTGCAAGGGTAGGAGCCGCCGCTACTGCGCCAGCAGAAAGGATTGTGGTCGTGCCAGATGTCACGGCTGAGATCGTGCAGGCTCCAGCGCCGATGTTGAGGACTGTAAGGACTGTACCGATAGGAAATGCTACTGAGGCATTAGTAGGGATCTTGAAGGCGATCGCTGTAGCCTTATTCATCAGCTCGCAGACCTGATAAGCGTCTGCAATGACTGCGGTGTAGTCGGCTGTGTTAGCTGCGCCGATGGTAAAGGCTACTAGGCCGTTATAGTCTGCGGCTGTAAAGATATCGCCTGTTGTCGCTGGAAAGCCTTCTGCCATGATTTTCTCCTAGTATCCCATTATGGATTGTCCGATTATACCGTAAGTGCTAGATCCTATGATGAATCCCTCAACTATAGGCTCAAGTGTTGTAACTGTGCATTTCATACTGTTAGGGGTTATGTCCCACGCCAAGCCCTGCACCTGCAAGGTCTTGACGATTGTCGAGCCGTCTGGCTGGACGTTAGTGATCTTGACGTTATCAAAATAATCTAGGCCGATCATTGTGTCAGTCGGTACATCTGTATCGAGTAGATCGACTGTCATGGCATCGATGCGGATAGTTGTCTCAGCTCTAGTTGCCACATATATCTTGGCGATGTCTAAGACTTGAGCATCTGTCTGAGGGATCATGTCTGTGACAGTTGTGCCATGAGGGAAATACTTAGCCGATGATGTTGCATCTGTTGCAGTCTGCGCTGTGCCGCCAATGCGTGTCATGCTGGCTTGATTTACGATGAGTTTGTCATCGAAGGCGTACTTTAGATCAGAGTACGGAATGCCTGTTGTCTGGTCGAACTCGATAGGTGCAGCCGCTAAAGATCCCACGACATCGGTGCGATCCTTAAACTCTGCTGTGCCATCTGTGCGGATAAAGAATGCACCCTGCTCTGCGAACTCAGCCGCCTTGAGGGCTGCAAGGGATGTGCGAGCCGTTGCCGGATCTGCTTGAACTGTAGTTGATCCTGTGTCAGTGATACGCATCGATGTAGGAAATGAGACTTGATCGAGGATCTTAGTGATGCGCGTGCCAGTAGTCTGGCCAGCAGTTGCATCTGCAACAGTAGAGACG